TGATGAAAAAGAATTAAACAAGTTTGTAATTAATTTTAGAGAAGAGTTTCTTAAAGTAAAACCAGAAATGATTTCTTTTCCTAGGTCTGTCAATGGCCTATCAAAGTATTTTGATAGTGGTACAACATTTAAAAAGTCAACACCTATGCATATCAAAGGTGCTCTGATTTACAATCACAAAATCAAACAAAACAAACTTATTAATAAGTATCCTTTGATACAAGAAGGTGATAAGATTAAGTTTGTTTATCTTAAACAACCAAACCCATATACTTCAAATGTAATTACTTACATTACTAAATTACCTAAAGAGTTTGACATACACAGTTTTGTAGATTACGAATTACAGTTTGAGAAAGTTTTTGTTGAACCTTTAACATTAATATTAAACACAATCAGATGGAGTATTGATAGAACTTATGGTACTCAAGGTACATTGGAGGATTTCTTTTGATAGCTAAATTACTTATAGAACACATAGAACAAAAAACAAATGAACAAGAAGTTGCAGTATTATTATCAGGTGGAGTAGATTCTATATCTGTTGCATTTGCTGCACATCTTGCCTTTAAAAAGATTAGATGTTATAGTTTTCAACTTGATAATAATCCATCATATGATTTTAAAAAGGCAGAAGAGATATGTAAAATAATGAAGTGGCCGTTCGTTGGTGTGAATGTACCAGTTGCCAATTTAGAAGATGATTTTAAAAGATTATTAAAACACGGATGTCAAAAGAAAACACATTTTGAGTGTGTGTATCCCTTTCTATATGTCTATGAATGGATAAGTGAAAAGTATGTATTATCTGGTTGGGCAGCAGATGGTTATTATGGTGTAAGTAAAAAGGCTTGTATGCATTTCAAAGAACCTAAATCATTGTTTGACCAATTCAGAAATGATTATTTTAAAAAAGAAAATCGTGCAGGTTATTTACAACATAAAAAACTTGCAGACAAACATAATAAAGTATTTGTAACACCATACTTAGACAAAGAAGTTAAAAATTATTTCTATCAATATGATTGGTATCAATTAAATAAACCATATCAAAAACATATGGTCAGAGATGCTTTCAAATCATACTTCAACAGAATAGGTAAAGTAAAGAATCATTTAAATTTACAATTAGATAGTGGCATAGCAAACCTGTTTGAAACTTTGCTAAATAATAATAAAATAAATTTTAATAAAAGAAATCGCATGTTAGAGGTTTACAAAGACTGGAAAGTATGTTACAATGGTGACACTTCGTTGGAGAATTTTTTTGTATAAGAAGTATTTTATGAAAGATGTTATTGAAGCATCTAAAGAAGAAAAGTTTACAGTTATATCTACATTTGCTGGTGGTGGCGGTTCATCAACTGGTTACAGACTTGCAGGTGGTAAAATATTATTAGTAAATGAATTTGTTGAAGCTGCAAGACAAACATATAAAGATAATTATCCTGATACAGAAATATTACCACAAGATATAAAAGACTTAACAGGTTTTGATTTTTTAGATACTGCTGGTATAAAACCAGGTGAGTTAGACATATTAGATGGTTCACCTCCTTGTTCTGCATTTAGTATTGCAGGTAAAAGAGATAAAGGCTGGGACCAAGAGAAAGAATATTCAGATGGTAAGAAAGTAGAAAATATTGAAGACCTATTTCTAGAATATGTTAGAATAGCAAAAGAGATTAAACCAAAAGTTATTGTTGCAGAAAATGTAAAAGGTATAACTGTTGGTGAAGCAAAACAGAAACTTAACGAGTTTATAAATGCATTTCAGAATATAGGTTATGATGTTACTTACAAAGTTATGAATGCTGCACACTATGGTGTTCCACAAGCAAGAGAAAGAACTATGTTTGTTTGTGTAAGAGAAGATGTTTGTGAGTCTGTTGGTTTAAATTTTATGACACTTGGTAATATATTTCCAAAAGAAAATGATGAGATGGTAACATTAAGACACGCACTTGAAGATATAGAAAACGATAAAGATGAAGAGCAAATGTTATTAGATTATGTTCAAGCTGGTTTTCAAAAGAAATGGATAGAACTGTTAGAGTTTGACCCACCTAAACATTTAAAACCATCTGACGAAAGATTTATTGATATTAATCCTAAAAGGTCTATGTTTAATATGATTAGGCCTTGTCAAGATTTACCTTGTCCTACATTGACACAAAGAGGTCAACAAACTGTAGTGTCTGGTGTATTTCATCCTATGAAACATAGAAAGTTTACTGTACCAGAACTAAAAAGAATTATGTCACTACCTGAAGATTTTGTAATGAAGTCAGATAAAGAAACTGTAGCTAAAAGATTTGACCAAAGTGCTGAGAGAATTGGTCGTATGGTTGCACCTAAAATGATGGCATCACTTGCCGATGCAATTTATGTAAATATATTGGAGCCTTATAATAATGTATAAACCATATTATTTAAAAGATGTAATTGATAGTGAGAAAAGAGAATTGTTTACTGTAATGTCAACTTTTGCTGGTGGCGGTGGTTCATCAACTGGTTATAGATTGGCTGGTGGTAAGATACTTGCAATAAATGAGTTTGTTGAAGAGGCTAGAAAAACATATAGTGAGAATTATCCTAATACACCTATTATGCCTGATGATATAAAAGAGATTACAGGTAAAGATATATTAGATTTAATTAATTTGAAAGAGGGTGAACTTGATATACTTGATGGTTCACCACCTTGTTCTGCATTTTCAGTTGCAGGTGCAATGGTACAAGGTGGTCATTCAAAAGGATTTAATCAGACTAAGAAATATTCAGATGGTAAAAAGATAGAGAATATAGAAGATTTATTTTTTGAGTATCTAAGAGTTGCAAAAGAAATCAAACCAAAAGTGATAGTGGGTGAGAATGTTGCTGGTTTGACTATGGGTGAAGCAAAAGAATACTATAACAAAATAACAAATACTTTTGAACAGATAGGTTATGATGTATCATCTAAAGTTTTAGATTCATCTCACTATGGTGTTGCACAAACTAGAAAGAGATTAATTTTTATTGCAGTTCGTGAAGATGTAACTGCAGATGTAGGTTTAACATTTATGAATATATCAAGCGTCTTTCCTGAGAAGTTTACAGATGCAATGACTTGTGGTGAAGTATTTGAAAACTTAGAGTATGATGAAGAAGAGATAAAAGAACTTACAGAATCATTTGCAAGAGGTTCACATTTTGAAACAGCATCAAAGATGCCAAAAGACCCAGAGAAAGTTTTGACTGGTGCAAACTATCATCCTAAAGGCCACCACTTTAATATGAAAAGAATATCAAGACATAAACCATCACCAACGATTACAGCATCGGGTGGTTGTATTCACTGGTCTGATATGAGAAAATTAGCATTATGTGAAACAAGAAGAATAATGTCTTTACCTGAAGACTTTAAACTTACAGGTAAATGGAAACAAAAGAGTGAGCGTATGGGTAGAATGGTACCTCCTCTTATGATGAAAGCTATTGCAGAATCAGTATATGAAAAAGTATTGAAACCATACAAGGAGAAAAAATGACAAAGTATGATTTTACTTTTGCACACAGAGAAGAAGGATTTGACGAACACATAGAACACTCTATTCGTGGTTATTCTAATTTATTAGATGATGTTGTTAATCTTTCAAAATATTTTGTAGAACCAGATACCAAAGTTGTTGATGTTGGTTGTTCTACAGGTAAGGTTACAAAAAGAATGATAGAATCACATTTAGATATAAACATTGATGATGTGATATATGAAGGTGTTGAACTGGCAAAAGGTTTTGAGAAACCATTAGAAAATAGAAGAAAAGAATTAAGTAAAGAATACCCAGAGAGTAATGTTAATTTTATAAATGATGATGTAAGATTTTATGAATTTAAGAATTGTTCTCTAGTAACTTCAATATTCACTTTACAATTTATGCCTATGAAAGATAGGTCTAAATTAATCTCTCAGATTTATGAAGGATTAAATGTTGGTGGTGGATTTATCTTTGCAGAGAAGTTATTATGTAGTAATGCAAAGATACAAGAAATGATGACTTTCAATTATTATGATTATAAGAGAAAACATTTTGAAGCAAAAGATATAATGGATAAAGAGAAAACATTAAGACATATGTTAAAACCAAATACTTGGAAACAAATAAAAGATATGATACTTGATGCAGGCTTTCAAGATGTACAATGTTTCTGGAGTAATCATATGTTTGTTGGTGCATTGGCGTTAAAATAAAGGAGATAATATGACAGATTTTTTAAAAGATGTTATAAAAACAACTGGTAATGAATATGCTGCACTTGTTTCAGAAGGTGTTGAAGCTGGTGATGTAGATACATTTATTGATACTGGTTCTTATATATTTAATGCATTACTATCTGGTTCTATTAATGGTGGATTACCTGCAAATAAAATCACTGCAATCGCTGGTGAGAGTGCAACAGGTAAAACATTTTTTGTTATGGGAATGTGTAAAAGATTTCTAGATGAAAATCCAGATGGTGGTGTTATATATTTTGAGAGTGAAAGTGCAATTACAAAACAAATGGTTATAGATAGAGGTATTGATGCAAATCGTATGGTAATACTTCCTGTAACCACAGTACAAGAATTTAGAACACAGGCTATAAAAGTTTTAGATGCATATATAAATCAAGATGCAGCTAGTCGTAAACCTATGTTTCTTGCACTAGATTCACTTGGTATGTTATCAACAACAAAAGAAGTTGAAGATACAGCTGAGGGTAAAGAAACTAGAGATATGACTAGAGCACAATTACTCAAAGCAGCATTTAGAGTTTTAACTTTGAAACTCGGTAAAGCAAGAGTACCTATGGTAGTTACTAACCACACATATGATGTAGTTGGTTCTATGTTTCCACAAAAAGAAATGGGTGGTGGTTCTGGATTAAAATATGCAGCATCATCTATTGTTTATCTTTCAAAGAAAAAAGAAAAAGATGGAACAGAAGTTGTGGGTAATATTATACATTGTAAAAACTTTAAATCAAGACTTACAGTTGAAAATAAAATGGTTGATGTAAGATTAACTTATAATAAAGGTCTTGATAGATATTATGGGTTACTTGAACTTGCTGAAAAGTATAAAGTGTTTAAGAAAGTTGCAACAAGATTTGAGTTACCAGATGGTTCAAAACAATATGGTAAAACTATTTTGAATGACCCAAAGAAATATTTCACTCAAGATATTATGGACATTTTAGAAGAGTGTGCTAAGAAGGAGTTTAGATATGGCGGAACAGTTGAAGAACGCGAAACGAGCAGCGAATGATAGAACTAAACAGTTTTTAGGTGTAGTGGCTGATGACTACGCATTTGTAGAAAACAAAGGTAAAACTAAAACAGAATGTATTGGTATCAAAGGCGGAAAGTATGATGGTATTGTTTACAGATATGGTAAAGTTGCCGCAGTTGAAGACCAAAATAGAGTAGGTCTAGAAGCCACATTAAAATTTCAGTATAATATTGTTGACTATAATGGACTAAAAGAAGAGCACATAGGTGACGATTTTAGAAATCTAATAGGTGATATTTTATGTGATATAGTTGATACTTATTATACTTACAAACCAAAGGAAGAAAATGAATCTGGAAAATCAGACGATAGAAAAGACGACCCTAAGTCAACTGATACATAATGAAAACTTTAATAGAAAGGTAATACCTTTTCTAAAAAAAGGTTATTTTAAAGAGAGAAGCGAACAGATTCTTTTTGAAGAAATAAATGATTTTGTAGAAAAGTATTCTAACCCACCGACAAAGGAAGCGTTAGAGATTGAGATTGACAATAGAAAAGATTTGTCAGATACCGAACATAAACAAACTGTTGAACTATTAAAAACACTAAAACATAATGATGTAGATTTTAAGTGGTTAACAGATAGTGTTGAAAAGTTTTGTAAAGATAGAGCAGTATATAATGCTGTTGTAGATAGTATTAGAATTATTGATAACAAAGATAAAGATAATACACCAGAATCTATACCATCAATATTATCAGATGCTTTATCTGTATCTTTTGATAATCACATTGGACACGATTATATAGAAGAAGCTCAAAAGAGGTATAATTATTATCATACAGTAGAAGATAGAATACCCTTTGACTTAGAATATTTTAATAAAATTACTAAAGGTGGTTTACCGAATAAGACATTAAACATTGCACTTGCTGGTACAGGTGTTGGTAAATCATTATTTATGTGTCATATGGCTGCATCAACATTGATGCAAGGTAAGAATGTATTGTACATTACACTAGAGATGGCAGAAGAAAAGATTGCAGAAAGAATAGATGCAAATCTTATGAATTTGTCTATAGATGATTTACACGAATTACCAAAGAAAATGTTTGATGATAAGATTAATAGTATATCAAAGAAGACAGTTGGTAAATTAGTAATAAAAGAATATCCAACTGCATCGGCACACAGTGGCCATTTTAAAAGTTTAATCAAAGAACTTGCATTAAAGAAAACATTTAAACCTGATGTTATTTTTATTGATTATTTAAATATATGTTCATCATCAAGGTTCAAAGGTAATGCAAGTGTCGGTTCTTATTTTTACATAAAGGCAATAGCAGAAGAATTAAGAGGATTAGCAGTTGAGTCTAATGTTCCGATAGTTTCTGCAACACAAACAACAAGAAGTGCATATACTTCTACAGATGTAGGTTTAGAAGATACTTCAGAAAGTTTTGGTTTACCAGCAACTGCAGATTTAATGTTTGCATTAATATCCACAGAAGAGTTAGAAGATTTAAATCAGATAATGATTAAACAATTAAAAAACAGATACAACGACCCAACAATGAATAAAAGATTTATTTTAGGAATTGATAGAGCTAAAATGAGATTATATGATGTTGAACAAGTTGCTCAAAAAGATGTTGTTGACTCAGGTCAAGATGAACCAGTCTTTGATAATACAAGTGTAGGAAATAGATTGGAGAAGTCTTATGAGAAATTCTCGGACCTCAAAATATAGAAAAAATAAAATAAAATATTATGTTGATGTCACTTGGAGAAACAAAGAAGCAGTTTATGTTGTTGTTGAATTACCAACAAATGATGTTGTCAAAACATTTAAGTTTAAGGAAGACGCTGAAGATATGGCAGAACAATTAATGAAAGTTAAACCTTTTGGTCATCAACCATTACCTAAATTCTTAAAGGAACAATAATGAACTATAATGAACGAAAAAGATATAAAGATGCAAAGTTTTTTAAGTTTAGTGAAGAATATCCTGTAATTATGAAAACATATCCTGATTGGAAAGAAATAAATCCTATTCTTGAAAAATATATCAGAGAACAAGGTGATAGAAAAAATAAAAGAACTAATGTAAAAGCATCAATGACAGAGTGGAATATGCAAGTTGAAGCTGGCGGTGAACACTTTCAAAAGATATGTGATTTTGCAAGAGAGTTGTCTTTAGAAAATTCACCTGTACAATTTATTCCAGATGTTTATGATTGTTGGGGTGCAGTTTATAGAAAAGGTGAATTTACTCAATCACACGACCACTGGCCATCTATTTGGAGTTGGTGTTATTATGTAAATGTTTCTTCTAAGTGTTCACCACTACATTTTAAGAATGCAAGTGGTATTCTTAATGAACCACTTAATGTACAACCAAGTAATGGTTTGATGGTTATATTTCCAGGATGGGTTAAACACGAAGTTAAACCACAAATGTGTGACCACGAAAGAGTTATGATTGCTGGTAATATAAATGCAAGAGGTGCTGCATTTTAATGAAAGAAGTTACTTTTACAAAAAGGGTAAAAATTGTAGAATCAATTTATGATGACCACGAAACATTAAACCCTAAATTAGAAAAGATAATTAGAGAACAAGGTGATAGACAAAATTATCGTACAGCTTTAAAAGCACATATGACAGAAATGAATATGTTAAAAGAAGATAATAGTGAGCCTTTTCACGAATTATCTGATTACATATACAAAGAATCATTAAGTATATCTCCTGCAGTTTACAAACCAACTTTTATAGATTGTTGGGGTGGTTTATATAAAGTTGGTCATCACGCTGAAATACACGACCACTGGCCTGCTTTATATAGTTTTGTGTATTATGTTAATGTGTCTGAAGAGTGTTCACCACTTGTGTTAACAGATTGTGGGTTTCATTATATCAAACCAAAGAATGGTTTACTTACAGTATTTCCTGGTTGGATTAAACATTTTGTACCAAAACAAGAAAGTTCACACGAAAGAATAATAGTTTCAGGAAATATATCACCAAAAAACATTTACAATTCCACTTGACAATAGTTCTTTTTATAAATATAGTATATACAGAAATGGAAAAATTGAACTATGTTAACATTCAAAGAATTCTTATTAGAAGATAAGGGTGGTAAAAATTTACACCTTGAACATATAGAAGATGAGATACTTAATTATGGTATCACTGGTGGTCGTGCTTCTATAAACTTCATACAATCATTAAGAGATATGCTTGCTGGCACATCATCTGGTTCTGTTAATATGACAGTTAAATGGGATGGTGCACCTGCAATCTTTGCTGGCATAGACCCATCAGATGGTCAATTTTTCGTTGCTAAAAAATCAGTATTTAATGTAAATCCAAAACTTTATAAAAAAGAATCTGAAATAGATGTATCAGGTTCTTTAAAAGAGAAGTTTGCGATTGCATTACAAGAATTTAAAAAACTTGGAATCAAAGGTGTAATACAAGGCGATTTAATGTTTACATCTGGTGATTTGAAAAAGGAGAAAATAGATGAACAAGATTTTATTTCTTTTCAGCCTAATACTATCGTGTATGCTGCACCTATGGGTTCTGAACTTGCTAGACAGTTCACTCAAGCAAAAATTGGAGTCGTATGGCACACAACCTATTCGGGTGATAACCTGGCAGATATGAAAGCATCCTTTGGTGTTAATATAAAAGGATTAAAAAAGATAAGTAGTGTATGGATGGATGATGCTACTTATAAAGATGTATCTGGTAGAGCAAAGTTCACTAAATCAGAAACAGAAAAAGTAACTTCTGTATTATCTGAGGCCGGTAGTATTTTCAGAAGAATCAATTCTTCATTATTAGAAAAATTTATAAGACTACAAAATTCATTCACAGGTAACTTGGCTGGAGCAAGTCTAAAAACTTACAACAATATTTCTGTAAGACAAGGACAAACAGTAACGAATGTGAGAAAACATGCAGATGGCTATCTGACTCATATTGAAAATCATTTTAAAAAGCTTCAGGACAAAGTTAAAACATCAGGGGCCAAGGATAAGATTGAAAGAAATAAGAAAGAGTATCTGAGAGAGTTTAAAAAACATATCAGAAACATAGAAAATGTCATTTCTTTCCAAAATGCTCTGGTGAACGCTAAAAATATAATTGTTAGAAAGTTGAATTCAGTAAGACAGCTTGCTAATACTTTCATACGAACAGATAAAGGTTACAAAGTTACAAACCCAGAAGGCTATGTCGCTATTGACAAAGAAGGAAAAGCCGTTAAACTAGTTGATAGAATGGAATTTTCATTCAATAACTTTACAGCTAGAAAGGCGTGGGATAAATGATAAACTTTAAGACATATATTAGTGAAGCTACATTAGACATAAAAACTATGAACAAACAACTTGCTGGTATTCAAAGGTCTGCAATATTAGCTAAAGCAATATTAAGTGGTAATAAGTTAGAAACAAAAAAAGGTAATGTATCGTTAAGTTGGATTAGTGACCAAGATAAAAAAGCATTTGATATGAATGATTTTCAAAATGCATTTAAAGATGGTAATAATTATAAAAATGTTTTTGTATCACCAGACGGTGATGAGGTTAAATTAACTGATGTTATTAAAACAGCAATGTTTGGTGGTGGTGCCGGTTCAGGTGGTGGTTCAAAAAATACTGCAAAAGTAGAAAGTGGTCAATGTGTATATTTAGCAGCATTATATAATGGTAGAAAATTTGCAGATGTATCTGATAGTTTAGATGATGCAGAGATGTCTGCTGCTGCATCTAAGTATAATATATCAGTTAGTTTAGATGAAGTTGCAACTATGAATGATGATTGGATTCATTCTTCAATAATTGTTGCACAAGCTCTCAAACCATTTTTAGGTAATAAAAGTTATGTTTTTCATCATCAATCACCATTTGTTAAAAATTTGTATGGTGCATATTCTAAGTTAAATAAAAAACTACCTTCACCATTTAGAAAACCAGATAAATGGAACCCAGCTGATATATGGGCTGTAGATGGTGTTGAAAATCACGATTGGTATCAATATAATTCATTAGCTGAAATGAATAACGAATTAAAAGAAATGTATGTAAAAAGACAATGTGTTGGCATCTCACTTAAACAAGCTGCAGGTAATGTTACTTTATTAGAAAAAAATACTGATGGTTTTATTAGAAGACCTATAAGAATGATTGATTATGATATTGGTAGAAAGGGTGTTTTTGATTCAAAACATTGTACTATATTTGGAACAGAAAACTTTATTATGCCAATGAGAGTTTATGATGGTTTATTTGGTGGGTTTGCAGGCGAAGTAAAACTAAAAAGAGCACAGGGTGGTAAAGTAAAAGGAACACTTATTGACCAATTACTGAAAGTTAGACCAAAATTTGATGATAGAGAATTAGCAAAAAATGTACAAAGACCAAGTCCAAACTTTATTGAAGAATGTTATAATACATATCTTGCTGTTACGAAAAACAAAAGAGAGTTTAAAAACAAAGATGATTTTATAAAACAATTTAAAATCAACGCAAAGAAAAATAAATCTTTAGTTTTTAGTAAATGGAAAGCAATGGATATGGTTGGAAGATTAATTAATTCAAGAAATAAAAAACACGAAGTCGTAGATGCTTTGGCTGCATATGCTATGTCAGAGTCAAAAGACTCAGGACCATATGTGATAGCGAAATGATAAAAGACGGACCAATGAAAGACCATATTAATAATAGTAAAGAAGGTGTAGTGAAAGCTGAGTACATCACTTATACGAAGAGAGATGGCTATCTTATGAAAGAAACAACTATTAGAAAGTTTCTAGGTAAAGATGGTAATTATATAGATTCTTATATAACTGAACCTTTAACGGAGGTAAAAGATGATTGAAGAACCTAGAATACCTAGAAAGAAAGGTCAACCAGCAGGTAGTGATAAGCATTCTGATTTATATACAGATGAGAATCCTAAAGGCACTATACACGGATTAGGTTTTAAAGATGTTACGACAGCTAATGCCAGTGTTAAAAAGATTGAGAATAGTGGTAAAACACATGCACATAAAATACAAGCTGCAATTGCTATGGAACAAAGAGCTAAAGTTATGGGTAAAACTGCAGAAGCTGCAATTTATAGAAAGTTCATAGAGAAGATGAAAAAGATTACTAAACAAAAACAACAAAATGAAGAAAAGATGGCCTGTCCTGCTGCAACTCAAAATTTAAAGTTGAATACTAAGAATAGAGATGCCACGATTAAAAGTTATAATTATGGTCCATTAAATGTTGATGAACCTGGTGATTATTGGAAAGATATTGCTAAGTATTGGAAAACAACTGAAACTGCTGCAAAGAAGTCTGTATGTAATAATTGTGTTGCATTTGATGTATCACCAAGAATGTTAGAGTGCATGCCTGGCGAAACATCTGATGAAGATGGTCGTTTAGGTTATTGTTGGATGCATCATTTTAAATGTCATTCTGCAAGAGCGTGTCACACTTGGGCAAAAGGTGGACCAATAACCACTGATGAAAAATCTTATGATTGGCAAGAAAGAGGCCAGAAAAAAGAATCTGTTACTTTTAGAAAGTTCAATGAAAAAACAGAAGCAGTAGTATTTACATTTGGTAGATTTAATCCACCAACTACTGGCCACGAAAAATTAATACAAAAAGTAGCAAAAGTTGCGGGTGGTGATGATTTTTATATATTTCCATCTCACTCACAAAATCCAAAGAAAGACCCATTACCACTTGCTAAAAAAGTTGCATATATGAGAAATATGTTTCCTAGATACAAAAGAAATATTTTAGCTACTAATATGAAAACAGTATTAGATATTGCAGTTTACTTTCACGAACAAGGTTATAAACAAATTAAAATGGTTGTAGGTTCTGATAGAGTCGCTGAGTTTAATAAGTTATTGACAACATATAATGGAAAAGACGCAAGGCACGGGTTTTATAATTTTAACAATATACAAGTATTAAGTGCTGGGGATAGAGACCCAGACGCAGAAGGCGTAACAGGAATGTCTGCATCAAAAATGAGAGCTGCAGCTTCTTCTAATGATTACGAAAGTTTTAAAAAGGGGTTACCAATGTCATTTAAAAATGGAGAAAAGTTATTTAAAGATGTGCGTAAAGGTATGGGTTTAAGAGAAAATTCTACATATTCTGAAGTACAAATAGAAAGAGATTTATATATTAGAGGCGTGTTATATCAGATAGGTGATATAGTTGAAAATATTGATGATGGTACATCTGGTAAAGTTGTTCGTAGAGGAACGAATTATGTACAATATGCTGAAGATGGTAAAGTATATAAAGCATTCTTGTATCACATAAGAGAGAAAAAAGAAAAAGAAAAACAAGATGTAAAACAAGACAAAGAAATTAAAGATAGAGAAGGTACACAACCTGCTAAGTATTATGCAAAAGATGCAGAAGGTGACGATATGGCTAAATCAACAAAACAGGCTCGTGCAAGACACTTTGCAAAGTATGGTAAAAAAGATGATGATACTGATAAAAATTACAAACAAGCACCTGGTGATGCTAATGCAAAAACTAAACCTTCTAAACATACAAAGAAATTTAAACAAATGTATGGTGAGGATGGTCCGTGTTGGGATACTCACAAACAAGTTGGTATGAAAAAGAAAGGTGGTAGAATGGTACCTAATTGTGTGCCAAAAGAAGGAAATATAGAAGAAAAGATTGATGGTCTTGTTAAGAAAGCAGAGAAGTCAGGTATGCCTTATGGTGTTCTTAAAAAAGTATATGATAGAGGTATGGCTGCTTGGAAAACTGGACATAGACCAGGAACAACACCACAACAATGGGCATTTGCTAGAGTTAATAGTTTTGTAACTAAATCAAGTGGAACTTGGGGTGGTGCAGATAAAGACTTGGCAAAACAAGTCAAAGGTAAAAAAGAAGCTTATGAGATAGGACAAGATTATGCTAAACACACTTTTTCAGTTACACCAGGCCAGAACTATAATCAGGCCCTTAAAAAGAAAGCAAGTAAACGAAACATCAAAGACTGGTTTGAAAGGGAATCTACTAGAAAAGAGTATCAAGAAAGATATAAAAATGAGTGGGAAGAAAGACTTAAAGAAACTTATGATAGAATGTTAAACAAGCTTGAAGATAGTCAAGATAATAAATATATAGAGAAACTTGAGATTGTAGAATCTGAGTATCAAGGTCGTAAAGTTAAGTTAAATGACCCATTTAGATTACCATCTGGAAGTGGTAAAAAATTTGGTGTTTATGTAAAAAATGAAAAGGGAAATGTCGTTAAAGTAACTTTCGGTGACCCTAATATGGATATCAAAAGAGATAGTCCTGAAAGAAGAGCATCGTTTAGAGCCAGACATAATTGTGACAATCCTGGTCCAAAAACAAAAGCACGATATTGGTCTTGTTATCAATGGAGAGCTGGAGCAAAGGTTGACAATTAGGAAAGAATATGACAAGTTATAGAAAAAATATGGCAGAATCGTATCAACAAGTTAGGGAAAGAGAACTAACACCTAAAGAGTTGAAACGAAGAGAAGAGATAGCCAAAGAATTACCAGACAAAGAATTTAAAGATAGATATGGTAAAGATTGGATGTCTGTAAAAATGGCAACAGCAACAAAGATGGCAAAGAAGGAAACCAATGAATCTAGATATGTTCAGGCATTACCTCCGAAAGAAGCCATAGTTGCAAGAATTGCTCAACTTATGAAAAGAAAAAACCCAGACCCTTTACAGGCAAGAATAGAGGTGGGTAATTATATAGAACTTAAAGCACCAGCATTATTTAAGTATTATCGTGAATTACAAAAAAAAGGTATTACAAAGGGTCCTGAAATTAAAAAGTTTGATAAACAATTAATGAAGGCACTTGAAAAGAAATATGGTAAAGATAGTTCTAAAGGTGTTGAAAAAGCATTAAAAGAAGAACTTAAAGAAGATGGACACGAAGATGTTCCTTCTGCAGTTAGACAATGTAAAACAGTTATTGAAGATGCAAATGAGATTATGAATAAACTTAATTCTATGAGTGAACAAGAACTACCAAGTTGGTGGACTAATAAGTTAGCAGTTGCATCTAATAGTATGAATAAAATGAGAGATTATCTATTAAATCCATCTGAAGTTTCTGAAACAATGATTAAAGAAGCAGAAGGTGATTTAGAAGATTTAAAAAATATTGTAAAAGAACTTGAGGGTGCTTCTAAAATGCATCTAGGTCAATCAAAAAGAATTGCTAAACATATTAGCATGATGGAGAAATAAAAATGACTTATTTAAAACATAAAAATGGAAGTCTTGAAGATAAAGTTTTAGAGGCTATGGACCCTGTAAACAAAAAGGCTTTAAAAAAAGACTTTGATGATAGAAAAGACAAAGATGTTGATAATGATGGAGATGTTGATGCTTCAGATAAATATCTTGTTAAAAGAAGAAAATCTATATCAAAAGCTATAGCTAAAGAAGGTAACAAATTTACTATGGCACTTAAACAAGCTAGAGATAACGGTGAAGACGAAATGGTTGTTTCTGGTAAATCTTACAAAGTAAAGGAAGTTGAGGAAGCTATGAAAGAAAATATGAAATCAGAAACTACATATTTCAAAGTTTCTTCTATGAGAGATGCTCTACATAAAGTTTGGAGTGAATCTGTTAAAGAAGAGAAAGAAGAGATAAAAGAATTTGTTAAATCTGACGGCTCTAAAAAAAGAGTTAAAGAAGGTGACAATCGTTTAAAAACAAATAAATCTAAAGTTGAAGACATTTCACAATCACCCAATCCTGCTAATTCACAGCATTTATGTGCTAAGAATGTAGTACACGAAAAATGGGGTAGAGGTAATACAATCTTTTCAATGCATGCAGACCCAGACAATAAAGGTTTAATTGAATGGTATGATGTATGGTTCCAACACGGAATTGAAAAAAGAGTTCCGACTTCTGATTTAGAAATTGTTACTGAGGCAAATCACGAAAATCACGGTAAAGATAAAGATAAAATGATTAAGTCTGGTAAGAAAATGAAAAAAGAAAAAACTGATACAGGTAAAGAAGTTAACTCTGTTGAAGTAAATAAGGTTGAAAACAAATAATGAAATCATTTAAACAACATATTAGTGAAAAGAGAAAAGTGACATCTGCTCAAATACAAAAGTTTGCTCAAATGACAGACCAAAATCAACATACTGAAGTAAGACTTCAGATTGCAAAAATTGTTGGTGATAGAGGTTTAATTAAAAAGTATGAAAAACTTAGTAAAGACCAAGATAGAGCTGGTTCATTAACAGAACCTTTACAGAAAACAAGACAACGACTTGATAAAGAATTATTATCAAAAGCGTTTGATGAAATAGGTAATGCTAGAGAACTAATGAGAGCTTTATAGGGGTTGACAATAACAATAATTATGTTATACTGTAAGTAGAATAAAAAAAGAGAGGTAAAGTGAAAAATTTTAATTATGTTTATAATTCTACATTAAGTGAAGAAAGTGAATTACCGACTTTGTATTGTGATATGGACCAAGTTTTGGTCAACTTTATAGGTGGGGCTGATAAAGAGTTAGGCCAATCATTTATAACGACAGACAAAGACAAAAGATGGTCGGAGATTCATAAGAACAAAAGTTTTTGGGAAAATTTAGAATGGATGCCTGGTGCTAAAAGATTATGGAGTTTTGTGAGTAAATATAACTCACATATATTATCTGCATATACACCCGCAGATAGTAATTCTACACCAGGTAAGATGAAATGGTTGAGAAAGAATTTGAGATTGACACAAAGAAGTAGAATACATCTAGTGTTGAGGTCCCAAAAACAGAATTTTGCTATGACGAATAATAAACCTAATGTTTTGATAGATGACCACGAAAAAAACATAAGAGAGTGGGAATCAAAAGGTGGAATTGGAGTACATCATATATCTGTGAGTAATACATTAAACGAACTAAAAAGATTAGGATATAAATAGTTATAAAACTATAAGGAGAAAACAATGAGTTTATGGAGTATGAATGACGGCTCCTCGTTGACTGGTACTCACACTTTCACAAATGCAAGTGCGATTGTACAAGCTAACGCTAGTGGAGTCTACAAAACTGAAGTAAAAGTAGGTGATGTAATAACTACAGCTGGTGGAGAAAAAGTGAGAGTTAAAAACCTTACACCACCTAGAACAGTTGCTACATCTTCTGTGAACGCAAGTAATGAAAGAATTACCATTACTGCACACGGATATACTGCAAACACACCTTTGACATATAGTGCAGAAGGTGGAACTGCAATCGCTGGACTAACAGATGGACAAATCGTATTTGTTAAAACTGTTCACGATGCAAATACAATAGATGTATCTGCAACTGCTGGTGGTGCTGTAATTGATTTAACTGGAACTGGTAACAATTCACAAACATTCGTTGGTGAAACAAATACTGGTATGACATTAACATCAGCTTTTGGTGGAAGTACAGAAAGTGGTGTTGCCGCAACTGTATCAAGACCACCAATAAGCGGCCATGGCGGAACTATTGATAGTACTGTATTTGGCGTAGATGAAGGTGAATCAGTTGCTGGTGTTGATAATGTAACTGATATCGCATTGTCTGAAGATGGTGCAAGATATGTACAAGCACCAACTGTAACTGTTGCTGCACCAACTGCAAGAACGATTGCACAATCAGCCATTGATGAAACAACAAATGTATTTACTGTTGCTGGTCATAATATGAGAACTGGTACGAAGTTAACATATACATCAAACGGAACTAATATTGTAACTAGTGCAGGAACTCTTGCAGATGCTACAGCAGTTTTTGTAGTTAGAGTTTCTGATGACACTTTTAAAATTGCAAGTAATCTTACTAATGCAGAAGCTGGTACTACATTAGGTATTTCAAATGATGGTAATGATAGTAACTCATTTGTAGGTGATACTGCAACTGCAACTGCCACAGTTTCTGGTGGAGTAGTTACTGCAGTTACTGTAACAGCTGTAGGTTCTGATTATCAATCTACACCTGCTGTAACAGTTGAAGTTCCTAAAATGACAATTCCAACTGGTAATGTAAATGCTGGTACCAATGTAATCACATTTACTGCACACGGATTATCAGATGGTGACCAAATCACTTACAACCAAGTAGGTGGTGGTACTTTGATGACCAATGTAACTAACGGACAAACTGTATTTGTTAGGGATAAGACTGCGAATACATTTAAGATTGCAGCCACTGATGGTGGAACTGCAATTAATATTGGTACTGGTCACAGTGCTCAAACATTTACTATCGTAACTGGTGCAACACAAGCAACTGCTGTTGCCTCAACTGGTTTAGGTAATGATGGTGATACTAACACAACTGAATTATCGCATGTTGGTTGGGTTAAGAAAACAGTAGGTTCTGGTGGTCGCGCAGGTAGAGTTCATTATGAAACTCTAGTTGCTGCTTCAAGTATTTCTGGTGATGCGGCTGATGATATCGCTCTACCAGATAGCTAGAATTTAAATTATAGGAGTATATTATGACTTTAGAAGAACTTGAGTCGCGAAAACAAGAATTACAAGGTGAGCTCTCAAAATGTGATGCTCAACTTGTAGAGGCCCTAAAGACAGTAGAATCGTTGAAACAAACTAAATTCTCTATCGCAGGTGCCATAGCTTTAAATAATGAGTATATTGAAAAAACAAATGATGTCGGTGAAAATGCCGACAGTAGCATTCCCCCTGCACAAATAGCGGGGGTTTAGACCATAGGAGATAAGATATGGCTGATAAGAAAATTACGGCGTTAACGGATTTAGGTTCGGGTATCGCTTCTGCAGATTTATTCCATGTGGTTGATGACCCAACAGGTACACCAATCAACAAGAAAATTTCTGCTGCGAATGTATTCAATTACATTCCAACTTTTATAGCAACAAACAGCACAGAAAGTTTAACTAACTCTTCTTCTGCTGCTTCTGTTTCAACTGCTGTTTCATTAGTAGATTCATCTGGTGGTGCAACTGGACTATCACTTGCTGCTGGTGTAACTGGCCAAATTAAAACAATTATTTGCACAACTGCTGGTAACAATATTACTATTACTCCAGCTGCCACAGTAGGTTCTGGTACAACTATCGTATTAGATGCTGCTGGTGAGTCAGTAACACTTATGTACACTGGTTCAGCTTGGGCTGCAATTGCAACATCATCTTTCGCTTCAAGTATTTCTACTGTAATCCAGTAATGTCTGACTTGAAAATGAAAGGTAAAAAGATGGGTGACCATCTTGATGATATGTTGAAAAAATATAAGAGGGGTGAAAAAATTGGTTTCACCGCTCTTGCCAGATTAAAAGCACGAGGACTTATTCCTCGTGCTGATGGCACAAAAGAAAAAGGTAAATTAGGAAAGTCATAATGAAAACTTTAAAAGACATAATGAATGAAAGCGGAATGAATCCTGCTCATAATCATTCAAAGCATGACTCTGACCACGATATGGTTGATGTTTCAGATGACAATGTAGTAAGAAGATTAAATTCTTTTCTAGGTTGTATTGCTGATATGGACCATATGTTACCAGAGCAGACTATAGAAGTAGTAAGAAGAAGATTAGCTAATATTGGACTTTCTTTTCCAACTGCAGAAATTGTAGAAGATAATGGTAACATTAGTTTACCATTAACACAATTTGGCGGAAGATTTGGTAAAGATATTGACACTCCTCATAATGAATTTATTAAAGATGATGGTATATCACATAGAGTTGAAGGTGGGCGTTCTATAAACTTTGTTTATGAAAAAAAAGAAAACGGAAAGTTTAAAGTTACTGCCGAAATAAAATAATGTTTGAGTCTATAAGACCTGACAACTACATAATGTTTGCGATGAAACATTATAAAAATCCTCAAGGTGATTCTGAAAAAGAGTTTTATGAGGATATGAAAAGATTTAAATATATCAAAAGACTTTTGAGAAAATACAATGATTCTAAAGAGTTAAAAGAAAGATTAATTTTAAATCATATAATAGTTTTAAATAATGTTTTTGGTCCTGAAGCTTGTTCTACTTTATTATTATTTAAATTAGAACAAGAGTTATGGCCTATCATCAAACCCTTTATGGAATATTTGAGTTTGATTCCAAATGAAGAGTTGAAAGACATAAAAGGTAATGATGAAGTAATACAAAAGTTAAAGGCGATTTAATGGGAAGAGCGATAGATTTATTTGTTACATATAGATTTGTAAAACTATTAGTAACACCGTTCAATAAAACAGAAGCATACAAGCTTGGCATTATTGATGAAAAAGGCCTTCGCAAAAGAGTAGAAGGTACAAACAAAGCAACACCTTTGAACACATCAAAAGAAAAGAATGCATATACTGTTCTTCACAAATTAGTTTTTAACATAAAAAGAATATTTAATAAAGTACCAGGTTTAGGTTCTAAATTAGGAACTTACGCTGCAGCAATTTTTTTATTGAAGGATACATTTAAAGAAGAAGTGAATCCTGATATGTTTGAAAGAGAATTTTTAAAGTATATAAAAGAGAATGATATAAAATTAGATAATAGTATAACAGAAGAAGTTGAATTAGATGGTGATTTATTACCTAAAGGTATGTACAAACTATCTACTGATATTGTTGTTGATGAAGAAGATGAAGATATACCTGTTGTTGAAGCAGGAGATGAAGTAGATGTATTTGATGACACTGCACCAGTTGATACAATACTAGGTGTACCTGTTTTTCCTGTTATACATAATAGTACAAAACAAAAAATATATGTCAGTTTAGACGATATAGAAAAAGTAAGTTTTGATGACGCTCTAGGAGAGATTTAATGTCGGAATACAAAGAAATGAATCCATTTACTGGAAAAGAGATAGATGAAGATGCACCTGCAAATGCAAGTGGTTCATCTGTTGCAGGAACAGGTGATGACAATACGGTTCACACAATGAGAAAAAAGAAAAAGAAAACTTTGTATGACGGAAGAACCAAAATAGCTAAAAAGTTTATTGAAAGAATAATGAAACAAAGAGAAGCAAGACTTAAAACTCTTACAAAAGAAGAAGTAGTTAAAGAAGAAAATTTGATGGAAAAAGTTGATAAGAAACTTGCACTCAAGATTCTGTCAATGATGAAGAACCAGAAGTTTAAAAAGATATCTGGTGATTTTGTACCACAAATTTATTTGAGTGGTATGGATAGAGATAAACTAAAAAAAGAATTTGGAAGATTACCAAGAGGATTACCTAGTTCATCTTCTGGTGTTCCAGTTGTTGATTTTATTAATTATGCAATGGGTATTTCTAAAACTGTAGATGGTATTGATACAGAAGATGGTGACAAACCTCAACCAAAACTTTATGATTATCGTAGTGGTAAGGTAATAGGTAAACCTAGAACAGTTGGTGATGCTGCAAAAATGGCAGGACTTAGACTTGAAGAAGTTGAACTTGATGAAGCTGTTAGTGCAAAAGATAAAAAAGTTATAGATGATTTTGTACAAGGAAAAAAAGGTACTGGTGCACAGAACTTTACTAAACGAGGAAACATTGTAGATTATGAAGGAAGTAGTTTAGAGAAAAGTGGTATGGGTGCACAACAGATTGCAAGTGTTTCTGCAAGTGGCGTAAAGATACACGCAAAAATGGATGGTAGGTCAACTCAATCTATAGTTAGTTATCTTAAAAAAAGTGCTAAAAAACATAATGTAAAAGTTACTGAAGAAACCGATATAGAAGAGATGCCTTACTACAGAAAGATTTATGATAAAATACATCAAATAACACATCCAAAAGGTTATGATAAGATTATGAAAATGTATGTTGATTTACATAAACAAGGACATAGAAATCCTGCACAAGCAGTTGGACAACAAGTTAGTGGTGTTCAAGCTAGAGATGTGGCTTATTACATAAATGGTTTAATTAAAAAAGGTAAGTTACCAAGTGCATTAGCTGCAGAAGTAGAACCTAAAAAGTTTTCACAAAAAGTAAAAGAACAAGCTGATAACTTTGGTAAAGAATGGGAACTTGTTGAAAACAATTTAAAAATATTACAAAATATTGTAAAGAAAAAACAGAATCAAAATGTAAGACTTGATAATAAAAATGTTAAAGTTGATTTATATACAGCGTCTGCCATTATGAATGTTTATAATGCTGTAAGTAGAGATAACAAAAAGAAAATGGAAAAGATGATGAATGGTAATTTAAATCAGTTTCTAAAGTTACAAGGTGCAGCATTCAAGTTAAATAGGTAAAAAAATGAGATTCAAAGAATACTATAATTTTCCATATTCAGACATAAGTCAAAAACCTATGGCTGATTTAAATGCATCTAAAAAGAAAAAAGAAAAAAAAGTTAATGAGAAAATTAATATTCCTGATGCAACTTATGCAGCAGATATGCATTCAGATGGAACTATGAGTGTCCAAAAGGTAATGGGTAAACCAGTTTTAATTATGAAAAGTTATCATAAAGAAAAAGATGGTCAAGACTTTGCAAAAGCTTATGGTTATAAAGTAAAGAATTACAAGAAGACACCAAGAGGTTCAAGAATGGATATTTCAGAAAAAGTTGAATTAAATGAAAAAAGAGTTGCACAAGGTAATGTTGCAATTTCTTTTGATGTTGATTCTTTCGGTGGTAAGAAAGCAACATTGTTTGTTAAGGGTACTGGTATTATTGATATTCCTGCAAGTCAAGGTAAAAACTTTTTAGCAGTTGTTAAAAAATTAAGAGATAGTGATTTTAAATAATGATTTTTAGTCAAATTAAAATGGCAATGACTATTATTCTATTAGTCGGTATTAGTGGAGCTGTCATATATGTTATGAAGCTTCGTTCAGATAATGCCATTCTCAAAGCAAATCAAGTAAAATTAGAAGCCGCAGTAGAAACTCAAAAAGAAGCATTAGAACAACAAAAGAAAGACTTTGATGCTATTATGATAGCTAATAAGAATCTTACTGAATTGAATAACAATTTAAGAAAAGATTTAAATGAACTAGACAAAAGATTTAATAAAAAAGAAAGAGATATAGGTAAACTAGCAATAGAAAGAACAAAGGCAATTGAGAGAGTAATAAATAAAGCGAGCAAGAGTGCTAAAAGATGTGTTGAGATTGCATCAGGTGCACCATTAACTGAAGAGGAAAAGAATGCAACAAAGAAAAGTGAAATCAATAGGGAATGTCCTTCTATCGCTAATCCTAATTATGTTCCTTACTAGTTGTTCAACGATTAAACAATTAGAAATATTTTCAAAACCAATAGAAAGACAACCACTTGCACTAGAAGACCCTGTGCTACCAAAACTTGAAGATATAAAATGGTATATTATAACTTCAGAAAATGCAGAAGAAGTATTTTCTAAATTAAGTGAAAAGGGTATAGACCCTGTCTTATTTGGTTTGACAGACTCAGACTATCAGTTAATAGCAAAGAACTTTGCACAAATTCGCAATCATATGAAAATGCAAAATGATATTATTAAACAATACAAGAATTACTATGAACCGCCTAAAAAGAAAGAAAAGTAATGGAGTTTATTTTAGATTTAGCAGTTAGATTTTGGATGTGGACAGTTGTCATAATTTTAATAATTATTGGTTTAATTATTAATTTTATAGATAAAAAACAAATCAATAAACCAAGAGTTAATTTTAAATATAAAGACTACCCACATATGAAACCAATTAGAATTGCTACTAAAGATAAAGGTTTTTGGTCAGCTGTGATAATGTGGTTATTAGGTGGTAGAAGATGGGAAATATCAAAAGATTTTGTTTATGAACTAAACGGTGTTAATTATGTTATACCAAAAGGATTTACCTTTGATGGTGCAAGTGTACCTAAATTTCTAGCAACATTTTTGTCACCTGTCGGTGTTTTGTTGTTAGGTGGATTAATACACGATTATGCTTATAAGTATGCTGCATTGAAACCAGCTTTACAAAAATCATCACTTTTAGTGTTGAATCAAAAACAAGCAGATAAAATATTTAGAGATATTAATATTGAAGTTAATGGTTTTTATTTTCTGAATTATCTTGCTTATTGGGCACTAAGACTTGGTGGGTGGTTAGCATGGAATGGTCATAGAAAAAGAAACGCAAAAATAGGAGAGTAAAATGAAAGAGTGGATGTCTGACGCAGTAGAATGGGTAAAAGATAGATGCCAAGAAAGAACATCATTGGATGGTGTTGTTTTAATCGCAATGGGTCTTATTGCCTTATTCTTTCAAGGATTAATTACACTAGCTGCATATGCTGCAATAGTATATGGAGCTTGGACAATATGGAAGTCTGAGTGGTAGTGTCAATATTCTAACTATTTGATTTGTCAAATTATATAAGTAGTCAAATTTTTGAACATTTATAAATAATATTATGACAATCAAAACAGATTTAGAACTATTAAAAAAAGATGTAGAGGATATGAAAAATATCCATACACGATTAGACACAGCCATTGTTAAATTAACAGATGTGTCTAATTGTGTGCATCGTATGCTTGCAGTACACGAAGAAAAGATTGCAAGACAAGAAGAAGAAATAATACATAATGAGAAAGAAATAAAAAAAGAAATTCAAGAATTACATTCAAGAGTTACATCAAATTATAAAGAATTGGTTGTTCTAATAACAGAACATAATTCAAAAGATGAAGAAAGATTTCATAAGTTACAAAGAGATTTATCTAGTAGGGTAGGTATATTAGAAAAGTGGCGTTGGTTAATAATTGGTGGTTCTATAGTTGCAGGGTTTGTTTTACATAAAGTCATTTTGTTTGCCATATAGCCTTGACAAATTTCAAAACATAATATATAATTTACTTTATGAATACTTTTATTGATATAAAATACATAGGATTACTGTCCCCAAAATTAGAACAATTTAAGAAAAAGAACGATGGTTTATATAACTTTCGTTGTCCATATTGTGGTGATTCTAAAAGAAACAGAACTAAGGCTAGAGGTTATCTTATTCACAATAAAACATTTTTTGTGTATAAGTGTCACAACTGTGAAAAGAGCACTGATTTCTCTAGTCTTTTAAAGTTTGTAAATACTGGTTTATATGATGAATATAATTTTGAAATGTACAAAAACAAAGAATTATATATACAATCAGACGATAATAAAAAAGAATTAAATTTAACTAAACCAGCTTATTTGAAAGGGGACTCACCACTTAAAAATATCAAGAAAATCTCACAACTTAGTCCCTTTCACCCTGCAGTCAAATGGGTTAGAGATAGAAACATTCAAAGTCGTTTTCATTATAAGTTGTTTTTCTGTGATAAGTTTTTTAAGTGGGTCAATACTTTTATTCCAAACAAATTTCCATCTTTGAAAGGTGACCACCCTAGACTGGTGATACCTTTTCTTGATAAAGAAGATAAGATGTTTGCACTACAAGGTCGTGCGTTTGGAAAAGAAGAACCTAAATATCTAACAATCAGATTAGATTATTCAAAAAAGTTATATGGTTTAGATACTATCAACTGGAACAAAAAGATGTATGTCGTTGAGGGTCCTATTGATAGTTTGTTCTTAGATAATTGTGTTGCAACTGCACACTCTGATTTAAGAATTGATAAAAAAGAGAATGTAGTTTTGGTACCAGATAATGAACCTAGAAATAAAGAAATAGTAAAAAGAATTAAAAGTTTTATTGATGATGATTTTTCTGTATGTTTGTTTCCTGAAAACATTCAACACAAAGACATCAACGATATGGTCTCTTCTGGTGTAAGAGATATAAAAAAATTAATAGACGAAAACACATATAGAGGACTAGAAGCTAAAGTCCGATTTAACACTTGGAGAAAAGTAGATGCTTAACGGAAAATTACCAACTAAATATCAAGAATTTATTCACCTGTCAAGATATTCAAGGTGGCTACCAAAAGAGGGTAGAAGAGAAACTTGGAGAGAAACAGTAACTAGATACTTTGATTTCTTTCAAGAACATTTAAAAGAAAGTTGTAATTATAAATTAGATTCAAAATTAAGAGAAGAGTTGGAAGATGCTGTTATACATTTAGATGTTATGCCATCTATGAGATGTTTAATGACTGCAGGTGAAGCATTAAGAAGAGAGAATATCGCTGGATATAACTGTTCTTATGTTTCAGTAGATAGACCACAAGCATTTGATGAAATACTTTATGTATTGATGAATGGTACAGGTGTAGGTTTTTCAGTTGAAAGACAATTTGTAAGTAAATTACCAGATGTGGCTGAAGAGTTTCATCCTAGTGATACCACAATAGTTGTACAAGATAGTAAAATGGGTTGGGCTAAAGCTTTCAAAGAATTAGTCGCTATGTTATATCACGGACAAATACCAAAATGGGATTTAAGTAAAGTTAGACCAGCTGGTGCACCATTGAAAACATTCGGTGGTAGAGCATCTGGGCCAGAACCACTTGAGAGATTGTTTGATTTTACAAAAGAAGTTTTTCAAAATGCTGCTGGTAGAAAACTAAGTAGTATTGAGTGTCACGATATTGTTTGCAAAACAGCAGAGATTGTTGTTGTAGGTGGTGTTAGAAGAAGTGCATTAATAAGTTTATCAAATCTTTCTGATGATAGAATGAGAGTTGCAAAGTCTGGTCAATGGTGGCAAGACAATGGTCAAAGAGCTCTTGCTAATAATAGTGCAGCATATACAGAAAAACCAGACATTGGTATCTTTATGGATGAATGGAAGTCTTTGTATGAAAGTAAGTCAGGAGAAAGAGGAATATTCAATAGAGAGTCTGCACAGAAGATTGCAGAGAAAAGTGGTAGAAGAGATTCAGATTATGAATTTGGAACCAACCCTTGTTCAGAGATAATATTACGAAGTAGAGAATTTTGTAATTTATCTGAGGTTGTTGTTAGACCAAATGATACTGAAGAAAGTTTATTGAAAAAAACAAGACTTGCAACTATTCTAGGTACATTTCAATCAACACTAACAAACTTTAAATATGTAAGTAAAGATTGGAAAAAGAACTGTGAAGAAGAAAGACTTCTTGGTGTATCACTTACTGGTATTATGGATAATAAATGGACTGCTGGTAAGATAAATGGTTTAGATGTGTTATTACAAAATCTAAGACAAATGAGTGTTGACACAAATAAAGAATATGCAGATGCATTAAAGATAAATCAATCAACAGCTATAACTTGTGTGAAGCCATCTGGTACTGTTTCTCAATTAGTAGATAGTGCAAGTGGTATTCACGCAAGACATAATCCTTATTATATCAGAACTGTAAGAGGTGATAAGAAAGACCCACTTACAAAGATGATGGTTGATTTTGGATTTCCAGCTGAAGATGATGTAATGAAACCAAAAGACACAACAGTATTTTCATTTCCTATAAAATGTAGTGAAGATGCAGTGTTTAGACAGGATATGACGGCCATAGAGCAATTAGAATTATGGAAGACATATCAAGAACACTGGTGCGAACATAAACCATCGGTTACCATTTCGGTTAAGGAAAATGAATGGATAGATGTTGGAGCTTGGGTTTATAAATATTTTGATTTGATGAGTGGAGTAAGTTTCTTACCATATAGTGAACATACATATAAACAGGCACCATATCAAGATTGTGACGAAAATGAATATAAGGAGTTATTGAAAAAGATGCCTACTAATGTAGATTGGTCTAAATTATCTGATTATGAAACTTCAGATATGACAGTAGGTTCTCAAGAGTTAGCATGTTCTGCTGGTTCTTGTGAGATTCAATAATGCCAGGAAAAACAATTTATTGCGATTCCTGTGAAGCCGTATTTAAAATAAATCATACAATGGATGATGAGTATTATAAAATAACTCATTGTCCATTTTGCGGAGAAGAACTAGATGATGAGTATGTAGATGAAGACACAGAGTAAAAAATCAAAAGGCAGAAGACTACAAAAATGGGTTAGAGAACAACTCATAGAAAAATTAGAGATACACGAAGAAGACATTGAAAGTCGTTCAATGGGTGCTGGTGGTGAAGACTTAATTATGGCGAGAGCTGCAAGAGAAAAGTTTCCGTATTCTATTGAGTGTAAAAATCAAGAAAAATTAAACATTTGGGAAGCATATAAACAGGCATCTGATAATGCTGGTAAGTATGAACCTATAGTTGTTATTAAAAGAAATAATCAAAAACCATTAGTTTTAATTGATGCGGAATATTTTATGAGGTTACATAATGGACATTGAACAACATTACATAGATTTATATAAAGTTATGCACCAAGATAAAAAGAATTATCAAGGTGTAAGCTTAATGAAAGAAACTCCAAACATTGCTAATATTGTATTAGAAACTAATTCACACACAGTTTTAGATTATGGTTGTGGAAAAGGTAATCAATATATTGAATCACATTTAAATATATTGTTTCATATACCTGATGATAATATTTTTATGTATGACCCTGGATTTGATGAACATAAAAAATTACCAGATAGAAAATTTGATGGTGTAATATCCACTGATGTTATGGAACATATACCAGAAGATATAATACCTAAAACATTAAATCAAATATTTGAGAGAGCAGAGAAGTTCGTATATCTTGCAATATGTACAAGACCGGCTATTGCTATATTACCAAATGGTGAAAATGCACATTGTACAGTTGAAAAACCTGATTGGTGGGAACCACATATCCTCAAAGCAAACAAGAATAAAGTATGGACAGAAGTAAATTGGTACGGAAATCACAGAGATTATAGGAAATATAATACCACCCTTGACAAATAGATAAAACCTGTTATTATAAAATTATATTATTAACAAAGTGAGGTAAAATGATATTTTTTTATAATACACACGAAGATATTCCGGCACACATTCAAGACTATGTTATGAAGTGTTCTGATGTATCTGACATCAAAAAATTGTCTATTACAGACATTAATGCTTTTCTTACAGGCGTAGACCAGTATGAAGCTGAAGTAACTAATCAAGCAATGGAGGATATGTATGAGATTCAAACAAGCACATAGATTTAATAAAAAGAGAAGAACTCCAGAGAAAAGATTACCTGGTACAGCTGTTGTAGTTGAGAATGGTAATGTTGATAAAGCTATTAGAAAATTAAAGAAAAAACTACAAAAAGAAGACTTCTTTAATGAGATTAGAAAAAGAGAGTCCTTTGAAACTAGAAATGAAAGAAAAAGAAAAGAGAAGGCTGCGAGTACAAGAAGATGTATAAGAAAAATAGAAAAAGAAAAGATGTTAGAGGTTTAAAATGGTTTGGTTCTATCCTATTGTTGATAGGCTTATGTTTTACATCTTTTAATGTCTATCCTTTAAATCTTTACTTTATGATTATAGGCACTGGAACTTGGGTTCTAGTGTCTTACTATTGGAAAGACTATGCATTAATGTTACTAAATGCCACTAGTTTTGTAATATCAGTAAGTGGTTTAATTAATTACTGGATATAAATATGAGTATGACAAAGAAAAACAATGTTATCAAATTTCCTAAGAAGTATTCGGGAAAAAGAAAGGTCAAGCTTCCAAGTCAAGATGTTATTAGATTAAATGAAGATATGGGGTTTGCTGACCAACTCACAGAGGCAATTATTGTACAAATGGTGCATGTGTTGTCAGACAATGATATTAAAGTAAGTAATCCACAATTTGTTAAAGATTTATCTTTTGTGATTGAATCAATAAAATCTGCAGTATATAGAGATTTAGATTTACAACACGAAATACAACCTTTGGTTGATAAATTTATGGTACAAGAAAAAGATGAAAAGGGTAATACAAATACAATATTTAAAATGGAGTTGATACAGAAGTTGTTAAAGGCTGCTGCAAAAAAGAAATAATGATATTAGTTGATATGAATCAGGTTACTATTAGTAATCTAATGATACAAGTTAAAGCAGGTGATATAAACGAAGAGTTGGTTAGACATATGGTTCTCAACTCTATTCGTTCATATAGAACAAAATTCTCTAATGATTTTGGTGAATTAATATTATGTTATGATGATAAAAATTGTTGGAGAAAAGAATATTTTCCCTATTATAAATCAAACAGAAAAAAGACTAGAACAGAAAGTAGTTTAGATTGGAATGAACTATTTACTATGTTGAATAGAATTCAAAAAGAAATAGAAGAAAATTTTCCATATCAAGTATTAAAGATAGAGGGTGCAGAAGCAGATGATATTATAGCAACGATTGTCAAGTCTGTATCCACAACACCAGAATTGTTTGAAGATATTCTTATACTATCTGGAGATAAAGATTTCATACAATTACAAAAGTATGAAAATGTAAAACAATATTCACCCACAACAAAAAAATATGTAAATGATTTAGACCCAAAACAATATGTGTTTGAACACATAATAAAGGGTGATAAAGGCGACGGAGTTCCTAATATATTATCTTCTGATAAAGTTTTTGTAGAACAATTAAGACAGAAACCTATTACAAAGAAGAAGTTAGGTGAGTGGAAAATGTTTGGTATACCAAAAGAAGAACACATTCAAAGAAACTATCAAAGAAATAAAAAACTGATAGATTTAGATGAAATACCAAACGATTTGAGAGAAATTATACATAATAGGTGGATAGAGAAAAAAATAAACGATAGAAGTAAGATACTTCCATATTTTATGAAATATAGATTAAAAGAACTTACTGAAAAATTAGGAGATTTTTAAAATGGTCGTTGAAGTTAGTAGACCTTTGATTAGTGAAATACTTGTAAAAGTTAATAATGCAAAGGACAAACCAAAGAAAATAGCAGTATTAAGACAATATGATTCATCAGGATTACGAATGGTTCTTAAATCAAGTTTTGACCCAAAAATACAGTGGAGATTACCTGCAGGTGATGTACCATTCAAAAAGAATGATGCACCAGCTGGCACAGAACACACAAGATTAGAACAAGAAGCTAGAACATTATTTCATTACATAAAAGGTGGTAATGATAAATTAAAACAGATTAAATGTGAAGCAATGTTTGTACAATTATTAGAAGGTTTACACGAAAGTGAAGCCGAAATGTTAATAGCAGCAAAAGATAAAAGATTACATCAAGTATATAAAGGGCTGTCAAAACAAGTAGTACAAGAGTCTTTTAATTGGGACGAAGATTACTTAGATATGACACATAAAGATTATAAAAAAAGTGCATAGAGGGGGTTGACAACTATATCAACTTATGTTAGATTATAATAGATATTAATTTTTTTTATTTATAGGTATATTATGTTTTATATGATTTTAGGTTTGTTATTCAGTATTGTTGCAGCAGGTGCAGTTGATGGTGATGCCTCTCTAACCACTCTTTCCATCGCATCTGTTGCTTCAATTGCGTTTATGATATTCGGAACTTACAAGATGAATAAAGATGAAGAAGACATCTAAACGCAGGGTGAAAGGGGTTCAACCGAACCCCGCACCTATCCAAGAGAGAGGATATGCAATGTATTTTAAATTAATGAATTGTATATTAGTGGGTTTGGTTTTTATTTATTCTATTTACAGACCAGAATACCCAAAACCAAAGTATATGGAAATCGTCACTTATGAGAATTTCATTGACGAAACAGAAATTGCTTGTCTTGCAAAGAATATGTATTTTGAGGCAAGAAACGAAGGTACTGCTGGGGTTTTGGCTGTTACAAATGTTGTATTAAATAGAGTACAAAGTGAAAAATACCCAAACACAATTTGTGCAGTTATAGAAGAAGCTAAGATTTCTAAATGGTGGTTGAAAGAAAAAGGTATTAAAATGCCTATCAAACACCAATGTCAGTTTAGTTGGTTCTGTGATGGTAAACCTGATATTATTAAAAATCAGTATGTTTACAATCAACTGTATGATTTATCAAAAAGTATTATTGATTCAAACTTCAAAAACTTAATGGACATTACAGATGGTGCATTATGGTACCACGCAGATTATGTACACCCAAAGTGGGCTAAGTCTTTTGAAAAAACAACTAAAATTGGTAGACATATTTTCTACAGAGAGAAGGGTTAATGAATATATTTAAAACTAATGAAGACCCAAGAATTGCTGCACAAGAACATTGTGATAAGCATGTTGTCAAAATGTGTGTAGAGTATGCACAATTATTATCTACTGCACACAGAATGATAGATGGTGAGATGTATTATTCTTTATCTAAAAATAATCGTAGAATTAGAAGATACAAACACCCAAATAAAAGACTTGATGA